TATGTGATGATGTTACCTCACCATCAGTTCATCTGACCATCTGCAACGATCAGGCAACCTGTCCATGTCCACAGCCTATGGTGTACCAGTTTCACTAAACTACTTTACAATCATATTTCGGTGTGATAGTATTTAGGTGTATCCCAGGTAGGTGTCCTGAGGATATGCCACATAATATAAGGAGGAAAATAAAATGGCATTGAAAAACAACAACACTACTAAGTCTGATCAGTCTAAGAAGGAATGGAAGAGGATCCTGGTTCCGATGTCCAAGCTGTCATTCATCTACACAGGTGACAATGGCAGAACATCATTTAGCTTTGCCCTGGCAGAACATGATGACATCACATTCATGGTATCGGCCAAGCTTGTCAAGGTCACACCGGATCACACAGCGTTCTCTGTAGCATTGCCTGTTCCGGAGAATGGAGAAGAGATCAGGCTGTCTCAGTCCATTCCACCTGCACAGAAGGATGGCAAGTGGGAACGCAAGGAACTCTCAGCAGAAAAGATTGAGGACCTTGGATATCCGTTTGAAGCTTAAGATTAAGGGAGGTCCAAAACCTCCCTTTCTTATTCGGTATAATATCCTTGCAGGAGGTTACATATAATGGCTAAGAAACAAACAAAGTACGATATAGCTTTACAGGAATATGGTGAGGCCCTTACCAGGGCGGAGGCAAAGTTCAAGAGGCAGTTAAGAAAGGATCCTGACATAACACCAGAAGTATTCGGTCTGAGTTCATCCATGTTTGATGTATTGAAGCCTGATACCAAAAGGGGAAGGCCAAGCATCAGGCAGGTCAGGGAAAAGACAGCACAGCTTACAGAGTTTACGGATCGTAAGTATGGATTGAAGAAGATCGGTACAACGATTGTAGGCGGTGAGGAAAAGCCTGTCTATATGTCAAAGCAGGACTACAAGAGGGCTGTTGCACAGGTCAATGCTCAAAACAAGTTCAGGACAACGCTTTCAAGGGCCATTGAAAAGGCAGGCGGTTATACCTATGCCAGACTGACCAAATCAGGCATTGTGAAAGAGAAAAGCAACATGTACAATGCAACGATATCCAAGAGCAATGACTTTATTCCGGTCCGTATCAACATCGGTGGAGGCAAGACCATTGGCTACAAGGGTGAGAACCTGTCCAGGGAGATCAACCTGTCAGCCCTTAATTTCAAGGAGAAGTACGGATCCTATGGAGGGAAGGCTACATCCATAAGTGATGTCAGAATACAGAATCTTATGGACAACTGGCTTAAAGGTGTAGAAAATTCCATATCAAAGCATTTTGCAAGTCAGATAAGGTCAATCTTTAGGGAGTTAAATGTAGATGCCATTGACTTTCTTGGCCTCTTCCATCTGTCCTCAGCGTTTGACTTTGACTTCATTTATGATGAGGTCCTGACCATCAAAAACAAGAGGGAAGAGATCAAGTCAGAGGTTGAAGCCTTCAGGAAGGACAAGAAAAGGTATCAGGCATTCAGGAAGGAAATGGAAAAGCTTGAGTAATGAAACGGAAATACACAGCCGATTTTGAGACAACAGTAGATGTCAATGACTGCAGAGTATGGGCCTGGTCCATCTGCAATATTGATGATGTAAACGATATTTATTATGGAACCGATATTTCAGGGTTCCTCAGCAAGTGCAATGAGCTTGCCAATTGCGATATGTACTTCCACAATCTGCGTTTTGATTCACAGTTCATCATCTGGTATCTGCTGAAGTCAGGATACAGGTTTGTGAAGAAAGAGGATACCTGTTCAATGTCCTTCAATACGCTTATCAATGGTGATAACCAGATATATGAGATGGAAATATGCTTCAAGGCCTACAGGATGGGCAAGAGGGCCTATTATCGCAAAGTGGTGATCTATGATTCTCTGAAGAAGCTTCCCTTTACAGTAAAGAAGATTGCCAAGGACTTTCAGCTTCCGGTTCAGAAGCTGACAATGGATTACATGGCACCAAGAGAAAGAGGACATCAGTTTACACCTGAAGAAAAGGAATATCTGAAGAACGATGTTGAGATTATGGCAAGGGCCCTGAATATTCAGTTTCAGCAGGGCCTTACGAAAATGACCATCGGTGCCGATGCCCTGTCAAACTACAAGAGCATCATCGGAAAGGACCAGTTCAGCAAGTGGTTCCCTGTCATAGATCCTGAAACAGACAGACTGCTCAGGAAGGCATACAGAGGCGGATGGACATATGTCAATCCAAAGTTTCAGAACAGGGATATCGGTGCAGGGAAGGTCTATGATGTCAACAGTCTTTATCCCTGGGCCATGAGGTACAATGTCTATCCTGTGGGAACGCCCTTGTACTTTGATGGAAAATACCAGGAGGATCTGAGAAGACCTCTGTACATTCAGAAATTCACCTGTCAGTTCAGACTGAAGAAAGGATATCTGCCCTGTGTGCAGATCAAAAATTCCCTTTTCTACAATGGAAATGAATATCTTGTGGAATCAGATGGCCTTGTGGATCTGACCATGTGCAATGTGGACCTTGAGCTGTTCTTTGATCATTATGATGTCTGGGATATCCAATGGCTTGGCTACTGGTCCTTCCAGGCCAAGGAAGGCATTTTCAATGACTACATTGATTCCTGGTACAAGGTAAAGGAGAAATCCACAGGTGCTGTCAGACAGCTTGCCAAGCTTATGCTCAACAATCTGTATGGCAAGTTTGCCACATCTCCGGAGATCATTGAAAAGATGCCTGTCATGGAAGATGGAGTCATAAAGTACAAGGTAGAAAGAAAGTATATAAAAGATGCCGTCTATGTTCCTGTTGGAATATTCTGCACTGCCTATGCAAGAAACAAAACGATCAGGACAGCACAGATGGAATATGACAGATTCATCTATGCGGATACCGATTCTGTGCACCTGGAGGGAGATTTTGAGCCTCAGGAAATGTCTTCTGTCATAGATGACTATAAACTTGGATACTGGAAGAACGAGTCAAACTTTGTAAGAGGCAGATTCCTGAAGGCCAAGGCATATGTGGAAGAAGAGCTGACAACAAAGGAAAAGTATGAGGCAAACCTGAAGCAGAAAGAGCCTGATGCATTGATCTATGAGCGTGATGGCCAGTATTACCATCTGAACGTAAAATGTGCAGGCATGAACGATGCCATAAAGCAGAAAGTCACCTATGACAATTTCAAGGCAGGCTTTTCAGAGGATGGCAAACTGGTACCTAAGAATGTTGAAGGCGGTGTGGTCCTGGTAAGCACAGAGTTTACGATCAAGGACTTTGAAATTAACAAAATTGTAGAGTGATGCTATAATCAAATTGTAGGTGTAATGCATCTATCATGTTTAAGGGAGATAAGAACCAAGGCTTGTAACCTCTTGTCTGATCTGTACCTGTGGTGAGGTAGGCATGACTGCATGAACACTTGCACTGATTGATTTGGATAAAGTCACTCCTACAGGGGTGGCTTTTCCATTTTAGAATGATATGGTAGAATGATATTAAGGAGAAACAGAATGACATGGAAAAAAGCCGTACTGGTGTTTCTTAAAAAATACGATTATGCAGTAACGCAAGAATGGATAATCAACAAAGTTGCATGGGCATTGTATCAAACATGGAAAGAAGCCGATGAAAAAGGAGAAACAGAATGATAGATATTTATGAAAAGATATGTGTGGTGATAGGACAGATCCTTTGTTTCTCAAAAAAGATATCCTGGGCTTCTGCACCGATCTTTGATGCAGAAAATGAATCTGTGGTGTTCATGTTCAGGGATGCAAACGGAAATGCCCTGGACATTTCCATTCCGTATTCATCACTGTCAAAAGCCCATGATCATACTTTGGAAACAATGGTATTTGACATCATGAGGAAACAGGACCTTCTATGAGCGTATGGTTTGATATCAACAGGGTACTTTCCTACAATGCCATGCTCAACTTTGTTGTTGGATACAGAGGTGTCGGAAAGACATACGGATCCAAACTGTGGGCTGTGAATCATTTTCTTAAAACCGGAAAGAAGTTCATATATCTCAGAAGATTCAAGGAAGAAGTGAATGGCGATGATCTGAAGACATTTTTCACACAGATCCAGGATGATCCGAAAATGAAGGACCATGAGTTCAATGTAGATGGAAGGCAGTTCTATGTGGATGGTAAACATTGCGGTCAGGCTTCCTATCTGACCATTCAGCAGTCAAAGAAGTCAGTTACCTATGATGACTATGACTTTATCATCTTTGATGAGTTCATCATTGAAAAAGGTTATCAGCATTATCTGCCAAATGAGCCTGCCAAGCTGTACAACTACATGAATACAGTATTCAGGCACAGAGACAACTGCAGGTGCATCTGCCTGGCCAATGCCATAAACTGGGCAAATCCGTATTTCACATTCTTCAAGTTCACACCGATGGATGGAGGATATCAGCTCATTCAGAATGGCACCATTCTTCTGAACATCTATGAGAATGAGGCCTATAAGGACATGGTATCCGAGTCAAGGTTTGGCCAGATGATCAAGGGAACCGCATATGAGGAAATGGCATTTAAGAACACCTTTGAGGATGTATCGGAGGACTTCATCAAGCCAAGACCTAAAAACGGAGTTCTTCAGTTCAATATTCAGTGGAAGGATAAAACCTATGGATGCTGGTTCAATCCTGTGGACTTTGAATTTGTGATATCAAACCGGATAAATAACGATGTAAACACCATCTGCTACACCACAAAAGACTACAAGCCAAATATGATGCTGATAACAGACAAGAAGCTCAGGGTAAACAATGAGCTCAAGCGTGCCTTTGTGAACGGATATCTGTTCTATGAAGACATGTATATAAGAAGTGACATGTACGATCTGTTCATGTTGCTGGGAGTAAGATAGAAGGGAGGATTTATGGAATATCAGAAAGAAGGACAGAAGCTTCTGGAACTGATCAACTCAAGAGGAATGAGCATCTACAGCTTTGCCAAGAAATGTCAGTATTCAAACGCAAGGATGTACAAGCTGTGTTCGGGTGAGTATGATGTAGGATCCATCAAAGTTTACAATGCCGTGATCTTTGCAAGGGTCCTGGGTTTTGAAACTGTTGATGCCTTTCTTGAGGCAATTGGAATTGATTTGTTAAAAGATTTACTTTAGAATGGAGGTAAAGATATGCCAAAGACTTTTAAAGACTTGATGTCAGAACTGGCAACTGATACATCAGAGAACGCAAAGTATTCAGCAGATGATATCCAGGATGTGATCAATGAGGTAACATCCAAGGATGCAAGGATTCAGGAACTGCAACAGGCACTGGAAAAGGCCAATAAGGATCATGAGGATCTGAAATCCAGGATTGTTGAAAAACTGTTTGCTTCAAAAGATGGTAAACCTGATCAGAACGATCAGGGAAACGATGATGAAGAGGAAGAAAAGACAGTCACGTTTGATGATCTGATTCTTCCGGACTACCGCAACAGAAATTAAACAAGGAGGAAAAACAAAATGCCTGACAACAATTTACAGGGTTTACAGGATGGAACCACATGGCAGGATGTAATGAGGGCTACCTATGCCGATATGTCTGCTGAGTTCCAGAACAGAATTGAGGGCTTATTTGATACTGATGCTGACCTGGCACAGTTCGGCAATGCCCTGATGAACTACAAACCGGGTGCAAACGAGTTCCTGTATTCACTGATCAACCATATTGGTCTGGTTAATGTAAACTACAGAAACTTTGAGTCTCCGCTCAAGATGTTCAAGAAAGGATGGATGGAGTTTGGAGATACCATTGAAGATGTCTATATTGAACCGATCAAGGGAATGCTGTATGAAGCAGAAGTTCCTAATGACAATCCGGGTGATGTATGGCAGACCTTCAAACCTGATCAGGATGTTGTATTCTACAAGATCAACAGAGAATGCGTATATCCTGTTACGCTCAATGAAAGAGTGATCAGAAGAGCCTTCATGTCCTACAGAGAACTGGATAAGTTCATTTCCGGTATCATGAGGCAGTTATACAATGGAGATGAACTTGATGACTTCTCCCTGACAATGAGACTTCTGGAAAACTATTCCGATGTCAATGGCCAGAACCTCTACTATCAGGTTCCTGTTTCTGAGGTTACTGATGAAACTACCGCAAAGACTTTGGTCAAGGCTGTCAGATCGGTAGTCAAGGGTTTAAGATTCCCTACCAGGGCATACAATGCCAAGGGTGTCCTCAACTGGGCAAGACCTGAAGACATGTACCTGCTTGTCACACCGGAAATCAATGCCATTCTGGATGTTGATGTACTGGCCAAGGCCTTCAACATGAACAAGACCGAGTTCATAGGCAATGTTGTTGAAGTTCCTGGATTCACAGGTACTAACATGGCCAATGTACAGGCCCTTCTGATTGATAAGGAATTTATCCAGGACTATGATACCTACAGAGATATCCTTTCCACAGGTGTCAATGCAAGACATCTTACTACCAACTATTACTATCATCACCAGGGCATCATGGCATGTTCTCCGTTCTACCATGCGATTGCCTTTGTTGCCGATACCTTTGCTGATCCGGCCTCCGTAACCATCACAGGCAATGCATCTGTGACCAAGGGTTCTCAGGAAGCTACAACTTACACTGCTGTAGTGGCAGGTGCCAATAGCGGTGACAAGGTTCAGTCTCAGGCTGTTGTATGGGAGATCCAGGGTGCACCTCAGTATGCATCCATCAACCAGAATGGCAACCTGGTAGTAGGTGCCAAGTTTGCAGGAGCATCCATTGTGATCAAGGCAACATCCGTACTGGATGATACTGTCTTTGCTACAAAGACAATCACTGTCGCATAGGCTGTGTTCTTTCATTTAATACCTTTCGGTAAGAAGGCAGGGTGACCTGCCTTTTTACTTTTGCTATAATGATATTAAGTTATAAGGAGGTCTATAATGGCAACTTTTCAACCTTTAGGGAAAATTGAGCTTATCAGAAATGTTGATATAGACATCTCATATACTCACCAGTATTATTTTAGAAATCTTGATCAGCAGGAGGACTTCTTTGAAAGTAAGGTGTTTCTCACTCTTGAGAATGGCACTTATCAGAGAAAGAATATAAATACTATTCAGGTTCCCTACCAGGCTGATGAGATTGCTGACTGCAAGTATTTGAGATGGCAGAACAGGAACTATTCAACAAAATGGTATTATGCCTTTGTTACATCCATTGACTACATCAATCCTGGAGTTTCACAGATCAATTATGTTCTTGATGTCTATCAGACCTATCTGTTCAATATGGTATGGAAGGAGTCATTTATTGAAAGAGAACATACACAAAGATGGACTACAGATTCACAGGGAAATCAGATACCTGTGATCAATACGGAACCGGAAGGCATGGAATATGGATCTGAATATCTTGTCCTTGAAGAAAAGGAGTTTGAACAGATCCCTGATGTCGGATGGATCGTATTCGGTTCTACCAAGATAGGAAGCACTGCTGTCAGAAATATTGGCAATATTCCTACTGGCATCATCTACACCTTTGTGCCTATCTCAACAAATCAGAAAAGGATCATCACATTTACAAGCAGTGGCAGGACCATCCTTGATGCAGGTGAAGCGTTAAGGCTGTTTGCAACAGATACAACGCTTGTCAATTCACTCTGTTCTGTTGTGTTCTATCCTTTCCTTCCGATCAGAGGTGTAAGCTACACAAAAAGTGGCAATACCATTGATCTGACCTTTGATGCACCGATTGATACAACAACACTGACAGGCGGTCTGACTACAGGAAACTATGTATTCCGCTTTACCGGACTTGTATCAGCTTCTGCTGACTTCATCGTTCCTGTGGATCTTAGAGATGATCAGCCTATTTATGGCGGTTTCCCTTCCTATACGGAATCCAAACTGCTGATGTTTCCTTATTCATTTATGGAACTTACTACCAAGAGGGGTGATTCTATGGTGGTCAAGATGGAATATCTGGTAGATCGTGCAACAGGGAATCCTCTTAGAATAGGAGCCTTTGGCACGATATCATCTGTAAATAAGATGGTATATGCTTTGAGAAACTACATGTCCGATATCAACGGATACAACATGATGAACGGCCTGGCCGATTCATCAAATTCCAATCTGCCGATCACCGATGACTATACTGCATCCTATATGCAGGCCAATTCCAATTCACTACGAGTGGCAGAATCAAATGCAAAGTATTCCGAGCTGACAAACCTGGACAATGCCTACAGGTCCTATGAAACTGCAATGTCAAAGAGATCGGCAGAAGGTGTCAAGGACATTGCAAGCGTGGCCGACAATACCATCACAGGCGGTCTGATGAGCGTTATAGGATCCCTGGTAGGATCAGCAGGCATGATGGTAGGCGGTGCAGGAAGCATCGGTTCAGGAATAGCAGGTGCTGTCGGAGGCATTGCCGATTATATCCAGTCAGGCAAGGAAGCTTCATCTGAATACTGGAACAGATACTATTCAGCTACTACAGATTATGGCAATGCTGTGGCATCTGTCATGGCCAAGAAGAATGATGCCAAACAGATCCCTCCAACATCCAAATCCCTTGGCGGTGACTATCTGTTCAATATGGCCAATAACTGTGACAAGCTGTATCTGATCAGAAAGACCATCTATCCGGAATACGCAAACAAGCTGTCTGAATACTTTAAGCAGTACGGCTACAAGATCAACCGCCTGGAGGTTCCATCCTTCAGGACCAGGCAGTCATGGAACTACATCAAGATGACAGAGCCTAATGTCTATGGCAATATACCAATGGATGACCTTATGCAGATCCGAGACATTTTTATCAAAGGTATCACATTATGGCATGGTGACTACATCGGTGACTATTCCAGAAGCAATAATGAAATTTAGGAGGTAAATAATGGGTAAAAAGACTAAGAGACAGGGCAGGTACATGACCAAGCCTTACTACACAAGGCTGTGGAGAATGAGACTTTCCGATCTTGCCTGCAACATGTTCCCCTACAAGGGAATGCCTGATGAGATCAACATGAATGCCGTATCCAAGATGGTCATGCTTGGAGGCTATGCTATTTTCTTTAAGGATAAGGACCTGGACAAGTTCTTCTGCCTTGAAGGTGCTTTGACCGGGGTGGATCCCTATGGGTATCCAACCTATGCCAAGCCTATCAGTAAAAACGTATCAGAGGGCATCATCTTTCCTGCGTTAAGGGTAGGAGAAGAATGCGTGATCATCTATGCCAATAAGGTCAGGAGTTCTGCCCTTCCTTATATTGCAGAGTATGCTGATAAACTGGCTGAGCTTGATGTTGCATTGAAGATGAACACCAGGGCCATGAAGCATCCTCTGATGCTCAAGACTACAGAGCAGAAGAAGGAATCCATCGCAACGCTGATGGCACAGTATGAGGATGATTATTATGTTGTCTTCCCTGATCAGTCACTGCTGGACAATACCTCATTGCAGGTAATGGACTTTAAGGTATCCGCATCGGAGATCCTGAATCTTCAGAAGGAAAAGGAAACTGTGATCAATGAATTTTTCAATGTCTTTGGCATTTCCGGTTCTGTTGAAAAGAGAGAAAGAATGATCAGTGGTGAGATGAATGCCATGATGGAACAGATTGCAGTAGGCAGAGAAATGTGGATGGCACCTCAAAGGGATGCCATTGAGCGTATCAATAAAATGTTTGGCCTGAATGTCTCCATTGATGTGCCAAAGTACATGAGTGAAAAGGAAGAGGCTGAACAGAAGGAGGAAACCAATGAAGAGGAATAATATCATTGTCGGCCAGGGATACACCATTCCTGTCTGTTCCATTGTGGAACAGATTTGGATGGATGGGCACCCGGATGAAGAATTTGATCAGCTTGAACCGCCTACCTGGAAGGAAGGTCTGCAGAGGATTGATGAGCAGATTGCCTATGCAAGACCGGAGATATTCTATTTTGACTATCCTTATTATGGAGATGCATCAGACAAGGAGCATCTGGAAAAGCACATCATTGAATCGTATTACACAAGAGACATCTGCTGTGATTCCATGATGCGATGGATCATGTATCTCAAGGAAAGAATGCAGGATATCATGCCCAAGTACAAAGCCTTCTATGATGCCCAGATACAACTGCTTGCATCAGACATCCTGGATCCATACCATATTAAGGAAACCAAGGACCTTGTTTCAAACAAGAGCACGATCAAAACAAACGAGTCTGTCACAAGCGGTTCCTCAAAGTCAGATTCCATATCGGATTCAAGTTCCGTTTCCAATACGGATGGAGTGGACAATACTGTCAGCAAGGATGTGAATAAACAATCCAATACACCTCAGGCTATGGCCTCTGCTGTGGATTCCGGAGATGAGATCCAACTGTCCTATCTGTCAGCCATGAATACAAACAAGAACACATCTGAAAATGACTACAACTCAAGCAGTTCATCCTCAGACAATTCAAAGACCTTATCCAAGCGTGAAGATGATTCTTCTTATCAGTCTTCCGATACAGGATCCGAAAACAAGGTGGACAAGATCATCCGGGACATCAAGGGTAATCTTTCAAAGATGAACAATGCACAATTGGTAAAAGACTATCAGGATGTTATACTTAATATAGAAAAGATGATAACAGATGAACTGGCAGACCTGTTCTATCTGATGTACTAAAGGAGGTAAATATGGACAGATTTGATCCTTTTGTTAAATATGCGGATGTTTATGGGGATATCATCAACTGGGAAAAGGATCCCATGAACAAGCCACAGAATCAGAACAAATACTTCTTTTCTGATGGCAAGACCTACTATGAGCAGATATGCAAAATGCTCAGGCTGATGTCTGTATTCAAGGAAGCCTTCAATCAGATTTATTCCAATGAAGATGAGATATCGGAAGCATGGGAGAACTTTGTAAACAATCTGTCTGCTTCTGTTGTGGAAGGCAGTGAACCGGATGTCACATTGACATGGACTGATGATTCTGTCAATTTTGAGTTCACGATGGTTCCGGGTGTTCAAGGTGATCCAGGTGTGGGCATTACATCCATTTCCTTCAATTCAGACTATACTATGACTATTACTTTAAGTGATGGAAATACCTATACCTCCATGTCACTTAAAGGTGAGACAGGCCCACAGGGCCCTCAGGGCGAAACAGGAAGCGGTTTGCAGATCCTGGATGTCTATGCTACTCTTGCCGATTTACAGTCAGCACATCCAACAGGACAGCCTGGAGATGCATACCAGGTAGGCAGTGCAGGAAACTATACTTTGTACATCTGGTCCTCTTCACAGTCAGCATGGGTTCCTGCAGGTTCTTTAGGTACAGTTTCACCATCACTTTCCAATCCGATTATGGATGGAACTGCATCAGCAGGTTCTCAGAATCTGTATTCCAGAGGTGATCATGTACATCCTACTGATACCTCAAGAGCATCCAAAGAAGAGCTTGATGCATTGATCAAAACTTCTCAGTCTCTGATAGACCAGAGCTTTACATACAGAGAGAGCCCCACCATTCAGAATGGCCTGGCAAGATTTGATAAGATCAAAGGAAATACTTTGGTGTGGAACCAGCTGGTAAATGTAAATGTAGCATCCAATTTCATAACATTCTCAGACAACATCATCAAATTGACTGGAACTCCTACAGGCACCATAAATCTGATGTCAAATTCGATTACTCACGACTCAACGCACAAATATCTTTTCTTGCAAGAGACCCTTGCTAACCCTAACAATATTACATTTTCTCTTGGCATGAGTAGCGGTTTTCCTTGGGTAAATAATGCCGGTACAGTAGGAAGCCATAGCAGTATCTATCAAAGCAACTACAATACAAGACTTGGTCTTTACGAAATCGCAAATAAAGACTTAACAGGCATCGAAATGACATGCTCTATATTCGATCTCAGCCGTATATTCGGGATAGGTAATGAACCGACAACAATAGAGGAGTTTACATCATTATTTACTCTTCCGTACTATGACTTTAATGAGGGCAGTCTTCTGTCATTCAATGGCACCGGATTGAAGACCACAGGAAAGAACCTACTTGATGAAAGAACATTAAGGAATGGTTATTTTGCTCCTACTGATGGCAGTTTTGTTGCTAGTGCGAACTACAGATTATTTGAACTGTATCTGTTAAAAGGCACTTACACTATCTCAACCTCTGATACATTTTATTATTTGAGATGGTGGGATAGTGTAAACCATAATATAAACGATAACAGAACAAGTTATACTTTCACATTGACTGAAAATGCGACAGTAAAGTTCTGCATGAGAAAAACAGATTCAAGTGCCTTTACAGAGCCATTTACCATGATGGTAGAAAATAGTGCATCAGCATCATCCTATGAACCTTATAAATCATCAACATTATCCTTACCTATATCTACATACTTTCCTAATGGCATGGCTTCTGCCAAAAATGTAAATAACAATACGATCGTATATGATGAACTGACAGCAGACAAAGCTGTAAAACGATTGGAGCAATATACCTTTACAGGAAATGAAACAATCAGCGGTATTACCAATTTAGGCACATACTACAGATGTTACTTGACTCTGCCAATTCCATCAAAAGGAACATATGCAACGAGATGGGAAAAGAATGTACCGAATGTTTATAATTACACAGATGATAATTTCCACTATTATGTCCAAAACAGTCAATTCTGGTATTTCACAACAGCATCAACTGCAGAAGCAATTATGGCTGAATTAACCGGTACAAAATTCTATTATGATCTTGCAACACCAACAGAAACTGCTGTTGATATTGACCTAGATTTTATGGCCTATGAAAATGGCACAGAACAGTTATTGCCTGTTAATGGTTCTGTTCCTTCCACAAGCCCTGTCATTGCCGATATGACCTATCTGAGCATTGATGATGCAATGGACTATATCATTGATAAGCTTGCCAATGTTCCAGAGAATACACAGCAGATACTGGATTCCCTGGAGGATGATGTTACTGATCTTCAGACAGATGTTGGTTCTTTACAGACTTCTGTATCCGGACTTCAGACTTCTGTTGGAAACATCAATACCAATATTGGCCAGTTATCATCTACTGTAGCAGGTCATACATCTTCCATTTCCGATATGCAGTCAGATATCAGTGATCTTAATACAGGGCTGAGTAATCTTGAGGATACAGTTACAGACAATACTTCAAGGATCGGAACACTGGAAAGCGGACTGTCTGCTACCAATGGAAATGTACAGAATCTTTCCACATCCGTTTCAGGGCTTGACAGTACAGTTACAGCACAAGGTGAAACAGTTACGGCCCTGGATAGTATTATTCAGGATATTTCAAACAATCCTGTTGTTGCTTCCCTTGGCAGTCATGAACTAGGATTTGTTGCGGCCAGTGTAAGTGCAACGCTTCCTGCAAATACAGGAACAAGGGTGACCATTCCTAAGCCTACCATTTTCCCCAACAACTATACACCTCTGTTTATTGTCGGAATGAACACAGGATCCTACAATGTTTCAATTTGTGAGATTCCACCTACCTTTGGAAACAATAATTCTGTAAAATGCTGGGTGTGGAATAATGGAAGCGAGCAGACAACTCAAATAACTTTATACATTCTGTGCATGAGACAGAGACAGTCACAGTAAGGAGGATATTATGAAAAACAATACTTATGATCTTCTGAAACGATGGGTATTACCTGTTCTGACAGGACTGACAACACTGGTCCTGACTGTAGGGGAAGCATGGAACATTCCCAACTACAAGGCCATTTCCATTACCTTTGGAGCATGTGCTACCTTCCTGGCATATGTTCTGAATGAAGCATCAAAGAACTACATGAAGGATAAGACCATTATCACGATTGCGGATCCTGATGATTCCCACATCGGAGGCTGATATGCTTCAATGGATTCAGGCCCTGTCTCCCCTGTTCAGTGCTTTAATTGGTGTAGTGAGCTATGCTACACTCACCAATTACCGACTGGATCTTCTTGACAAGCAGGTGTCGGAGATATCAACATTGAGGGCAGATGTAAACCAATTGGATAAAAGGGTTACGATCCTGGAGAATAATGCTCATGAGTAATCTTGATTTTAAGATCGTAATGCGAGCAGGAATCCCTGTTCCGGTTCTGATTGAAAAAAGGAAGGAAGAACCTAAAACGGAAGAAAAGAAGAAAGGAAAGAAAAAGAAATGATGAATTTTACCTTTAAACTTGCAGACAGCAAGGGAGATGAAATCAAGCCTCCGATCTTTGTACAGGTGAAGGCAGAAGACCTGGCATCAGCCAAGACAAAAGTAGATCAGCTTATGGCACCTACCTATGGCTATGGCCCTCTTGTCTCAGCACAGGAGATTCCGGAGCTGGAAAGTGAATAGCATTTATCTGGCCTGCAGGATGAACATGAGAAGGACACCTTCTCTGAAAGGGGAAGTCATTGAGGTCAAGGAAAGAAATCAGATCATCCCTGTCCTTGATATGACAGAAGAGATTGATGGATATGTCTGGTTCCATGTTCCCGGAGGATACATTGCCAATGTTGAAGAGGTATTCCTTCATGCTGAACGATATGAAACAGGAGACAATGAAAAGATCAGAAGCTTCATATCGGATGTGCTTGACAGTTCCCTGAAGGCTACATCACAGACAGTCAATGAAATAAAGAAAGCCTTGGACAAGTTCTGAGGCTTCTTTTAAAGGAGGAATAATATGGCATTTACACCGATATTGAGTGATAAAACGCTGGACTATATACGATACAATTCAAACTACAGAAACAGTGAAAGAGAGAATGCATGGGGAGAACCTGTCTATTTTGTACCATACAACAGACAATTAGGTCTGAATGGCTTCGGTGGTCCTCATTACAGGGAAGGATACAATTTCGGAAATTCCCCTGAAACTGTAAACGGAAACTGTACCTGGTGGTGCTGTGGCCGATTGCAGGAAGCAGAAAACAAGAACCTGATGTCTCTGATGGGATGGCAGTCACCTTCTGCAGATGGATGGTTCAATGCCTTCCAGGGCACCACATACTCAAGTGCAAGCCAGGCTGTAGCAGGTGATATCATCTGTTTCTCAGGCGGTGAAGATGGACATGTCATGTTTATTGAGAAGATTGAGAATGGCATTGTCTATATTTCTCATTCTGCATGGAGCTACAGGTCCTACTGGAATGGCATGGCCTGCAGGGTAAATTCCTATGCTGTCAGTGAGATATATGAAGGTGCCACAATTGACATGTACAAAGGCGGAGATTCCCCTTATTACGTTACAGTACAAGGCATCATCCATACAGGATCAGGAAGCCCTGGACCTGGACCGGAGCCTGAACCGGAAGAACCAACGATCTATATTTCACCTTCCTCCTATACAAAGACAATGGGAGCGGAAGAAGATTATGTGGACTTCCCTTTCACAATCACGATTGAAGGAATCCCTACAGGGGAATCCGCATCCGGAGGCAACACCTATCCTGGCCTTTCACGAGTAGCAAACACAGGATGGTCCTACAGTTCCTATGTGGTTGATGGTGTAATCTATCAGAGGGCAACCAAGTCACAGACATTAAGGTACACAAGAGAATCAGATGGGGAATACAGCGTAACAAAGCACATGTATTTCAATATGACATTCTCCAATGGATCCATCAATTCCGATACAAGAATGGTGATCAATGTAGAAAAGAAAAAGTCTAAGGGAGTTCTCTTCCTGGAATGGGATGGAGCAACTGTCATGATCTTGTGATATAATATGGGTATATTCATTTAGAGCCTCCTAGGATCAAAAGAAAAGGTCACTGCTGTGGCCTTTTCTAATACTTCCACCAGGATATGACTTTTACCTTCTTTGAGAATCTGCAACGATTGAGAAATCTTCTGAAATCTTCATAAAATTCAAATTCCTTCTCAAACACCTGGTCCGTAAGCAGATTCAGGCATCTAATCTGGTACATCTGACTTGATGCGGATATCCATTTCCACAACTTCATGGTGGGGATCCAGATATCCGGTCCTGTACAGTACATCAACAGTTTCCTTCATGGCACTCTGAATGACAGATATGATCTTCTTATCCCTTCTGCCCTTCATGTCTGTTTCAACAATCAGTGATTTTGTTTCCATTCTTTCCCTTTCTGTATCCAAGGCTGTTAAGCCATGTTTCCATCTCTGCTTCATTGATGTCAACATCTTCATCAACAAGATTATTCCTTCTGAATAACTTTATGACCTGATCCATTTTCATCTTTCCTTCTTCCCAGTTTATGAACAGAAGCTTATCAAACCTGGCTGATTCCTGTGTTGATAATAAGAGCCTCCTGATTTCCATATAACCTCCTAAATGACCTGATTCACAGGTGTAAGCTCAATCTGTGTCTGCTGTTGCAGATAATAATTTGACATATTTTCGGAAAGAGCCTCCCCTCCACAATAGTAGTCAATTACATCTCCATTCTTGTCTATGGCAATTTTGTATTCTCTGCCTCCAAGAATTACCGATGTGGGAACTTTATTTCTTTTTCCCACAAGATCCAGAAGTTCCTGATATCTCACTTTCTGCCTCCCTTCTTAATTTAAACTGCAAGTCTGCCACACTGCATAGAATGATCTGCATTCCCATTTTCCTGTCAAGCATCCGCATATAGTTATCCCTATTGGTGGAATGTTCTACTTCCAGGATCTGGTTTTTGATCATGGCTTTTACTTCATCAAGCAGTGCAAGCTTTGAGTTTAGTTCCTTTTCCAAAATAAATTTACCTCCTGTTTGCTTTTGAATTATGGGTGGAAAATTCCGTTTAAGGCATCCTGATTCAGAAATGCCCTTCTATTTCAATTGTACCATCTGATCCTTAAAACATCCCTTCCTTTCTCAGCCTTCTGGCCTGGCTGACTTTTAAAAATTTGAATTTCTCCCTGCCAGTGTTGTCCACGGACCCGGGTGTGCCGAGTTAGCCTAGGCTAACTAGCAGACCCATCCATACAGTGCCAAATGGTTGAATGTTCAACTATCACTCTATGGTTGACTCTGCTAAATAGTTGAATGTTCAACTATCTGCCAGGATCCGGGCCCTGCTGGCTGATCATCTCCAACAGAGCCACATAAAGAAACACAACAGGACCGACACAAGGCACAGCAGACCCCAATATATAATGATGCTTTTATATATGGCCTGTTTTCTGTCTTCTCTTCTCTGTGCCTCTTCTCTGGCCTCTGTCTGGTCTTCCTGCATGGCTTCATATTCTGTTAGAACGTTATGAAATACAGCCATAATAAGCCCTTGGCGGTCATATGTACTAATAGGCATCTTTAAAAGCTTACAATGATAATACATTAATTCATAATCGCTCAGGGCCTCACAGTTACGTTTTACGGCCTTGTATTGCTTGGCTCCGATCAGCTCACCAACCGGAGCCCCCAGGCCCTGCAGGTATAAAAGCGTTTTATAATCTGGTGTTTTCATTCTGTCTCATACCTCCTCACCTTGAAGCCCTCCACAGGGCCATTTCTGGCCCTCCTGGCAGGCTTTAAGGTAAGGCCAAAGCTTGGCCTTGGTCTGTATCATATTAACTCAACGCTTGCCCCACTCTTCAACAGATATTCAATCAGCTTCCGGGCCTGTGCTTTGCTGTAGCTTTCATTTAGCTGTGATTCTACCAAGATAACCCGGGCACCTTCCCAGACTTTCAAACCATCAGCAAGGCAGTTTTTAGCATGCTGTTCATCACACCAGAAGCTGTGCAGGCTGTAACAATCCGTTTCAGGGTTCGTGTATATCTCAATTAACAAAGCGTTACCTTTGTAAAGGTCTGTATAATACGGCCTGCCTTCTCTGTCTGTTCTCCTGGCTGTTCCCAGGTGTTCGCTCCAATACCAATTTAACATGTTCTTATTTCCTTTCTTGGTGACTGTCGCACCCTTGAAGCCTTCAGGAGCTAAGCCCTGCAGGCCTCAAGGCTGAAGCACTCAGCC